GGTGAGTAGGGCAACAAGTGAGTCGGGAGCGCGGAAGATGGGAAGTTCGATGGCGCCGCGGAAGGTTGTGAAGTTTCTGCCGGATTGATGATTGTAGGCAGAGGGCGCAGGTCTGAAAATCTGAGGTAGATGCAGACCGGGAGGTGTCCAGAGATTGAAACCTTGGAGCTCATCGCGGAACAAGTCCTCATACTTGAAGCGATTCTTCCCACAGAAGAGGCCGGAAAGGAAGGGATCTGTGGAAATGCTTCGGACGGCTTGTTGCGTGCCGGACTGAATAAAAATGACACCGATGTTGGATCGGCACATGGCAGAGATGAAATGACCGCGAGAAACGACTTGAGCTGAAGCATTGCTGAGAGAAATTTGGATTGGTCTGTCATCATATCTCTGGCCCTGAACAGTTCCGAAGGTGAAAGCGTCAAAACCCTGGTCGGAGTAAAGTTTAGCCTCGCCGGTGCTGGCGAGGACGATGGGATAAGCCTTATCAGGAAGAACAGCCACCTTGATGAATCCACGAGTAGTGGAACTGGTGGGTAAGCCTATGGCGTCGGAGACGGCCCAGGGAATGCTGTTGCTGAAAAGGCGATACTTGGCGCCGGGCATTTTAAAGTAAAGAGCCTCGGAGCCCTCGGAGTTCAGAGAACTCTCGGGGTTGGACTCGTGGAATTCACCTTGTGTGACGTCACCGATGAGGATCACTGACTGTATGGTGGAATCTCGGATGAGGCACAAATCGACGTAGCCGGGGGGCATTTGGCTGATCTCATCAATGATGAGGGTGGTGCCGGTTTTGAAAAGGCTGTTCTCGAAGGTGCCGACTTTCCAGCTGAGGGGACCTAGTTTCATCTGAGCGGTGGTGCTGTCGCGCAACTTCTTGCGCGGGCAGGAGATTTTCCAATACGGTCCACGTCGTGTCCAGTCGGCACGTAGGGCTTGAATTATACCGGATGACTTGGAGGATCCAGGAGCGCCCATGGCCACGCTGACTAGTACGGGACGTGAATGGTGTTTGTCTACCATCGAGTCGAGGGCTGCGGTGAACTTGGGGGGCACAGGATCCTTACCCTCGTTATGCTTGAGAGTCCCGGTTGATCCGTGCTTGAGATCGCGCACGTAAGGTTTGGCTCTGGCGGGGTTGGTATGGTACGTTTTCCACTGCGAGATGCACTCTTCGCCACGCCAATTTCGGCTGTCGGTGATGTACTTTTCAAAGCGCGACAAGGAGCGGTGGGGTGAAGAGTATGTGGCTGTCGATGAGGGTTGAGAAGCACCGAAGAAAGGTGTGTACAGCTTCGAGCTCCAGTGGCCGAGACCGCCAGCATTGCCTTGGGTGATATAAATTGATATGCTGTCCTTGGGCAAACGTCGCTGCATGGGGTTTTTGACGCCGACGATGCTGGGATGATCCTCTGGTACGTCGCCGCGAATGTGGACTGTTAGATCGTATGCGTAAGCAAGGATGATGAGACTCTCCGTGGAGAGACCCTTGACCAAGGATTCGGGATCAAGTAAAATGTCATCGGGGGCGTACGTACACAAAGTTCGCCAAAGTTCTTTGGTGGGAACACCGGTCGCGTCAGAAAAGGCGGTGAGAAGACAGGCGTTAGGTGGGTATGGTGGTTCACTGCTTGTGGGAGCTCCGAAAGCGAAGAGGTCATCATCCTCATACACGTTGTCGGCTGGGAGTGAAAACCAGGTGCGCAGCGGATAAGTGTTGGAAGGAACGTTGCGGTCGGTTGTGGTTGTTTCGACGGTCGAAGCCTCGGATGCGGAAGACAAGGTGGTGAGCACGCTGGAAGTTTCCGACAGGTGATCAACCCGACCCAGGGCGAGATCGTAATATTTACCCAAATTCTGGAAGGCTTTGGTGGCGGCAGGATTGTCGCAGCGGTCGGGATGAACCAAGAGCGATAGGCGGTGGTACAAACGGCGGATGCGAGTGAGATCAGTGAGGGTGGTGAAAGGCGAGTTGGTGTGAGTGAATTTTTGGGTGAGGGAACGACAGAGTGCGTTTTGTTCTTGGGTAGCGGTGAGTTCATCATCATTAGCAGGATCAGCGACAGAAGCCTGGTATGATGATGGGGATGCGGGGTTGAAAGTGGAAGACGATGGTGCACTTGAAAAATCAGTTTCGTAGGGGAGTAGGGGAGGCGTGTAGAGGGGAGCGTGTGAAGGGGGATTTTCATCGGGAGGAAGAGGGGAGTAAGGTGGCGGTTCTTCTGGGTCAAGAGGTGGTGCAAGCCAACTGTAACGAGAACCGGAAGTGTGCACGTACACGGTTCCTAAACGCCACGTCACATGCTCCTTGCGAGGCATTCTCTTGATGAAATCTCGAACTTCGTAATGAGAACCTGGACCGTCGAACAAAGCTATGGTGCCTGTGGCCAAAACGGAAGCAGCAATGCCTCCCACGTATGAAGGAATTGTGAGTTGACCGATAGAGAGACTTGGGACGAGGTAGGCTACGTGTGGAAGCACAAGACCAGCTGCCTGAAGGAGATAAGTGAAGTGGGAAGGCATACGCGATGAGGCAAGAACGACAGCTGCTTGGGCCATGAGGGCGCCGGCTGCACCGAAGGACCAGCCGGGGATTTTTGCGTCATGAACATGAAGGTCGGGGACCCGGACGCCGAGAATTGGAAGGAGGAGTGAACCCCAACTGATGGCCATGCCTCCTGCGCTGAGAAGAGGCAATAGCCAGTCATGGCGGTGACACATGCGGCGAAAGAGGCGGAGAATGTAAGCGGCATAGCTGTTAAAGGGTGCTTCTCTTTCAAGCTGGGCTGGGGAGCAAGAAAGAGCGTAGCAAACTTGAGACAGAGCTATCCAGGTATCGAGGTTGATGTCGGCATATCGGGGATCGGAAGACTTCGTGCGCACTTTGGCAATTGTTGACTCCAATCGCCGGTTCGAAAGACCCAAGGAGTGCTGCAGCACGGAATTGAAGATTTCGCGAGGCACGCGCTTGCGAGAGTGTGCGTAGATTCTGCCGTCGACTTCAGGAAGAGTGATGTCGTCTGGTGCATTGGCTATGTACCACTCCTTGAGCACGGGAGGGACATGCCGGTGTACGCAGATCAGTTTGTGAGAGAAGAGTTGAGATATAACCTCGACGGAATGAGACTTTCCGTCTGGGCGGCCGATGCGATTGGTGGTAAGCCAGTTGAGAGTTGAATAAGGCTGCTCGTAGCTTTCACCGTCTTCTGTAAGAATGTAGGCGTATTTCTCCTTGCGTTTGTCGAGTTCACTCAGCTGATATAAGGACGGATGCCATGATGGAAAACCGAAGAGGAGCTCTTCGGGAAGAATGGCGGTGAAAAAGATGCGTTGGACGGTTGGATGCTTGTCGAAGAGGAAGGACACCTCTGCGGGGGTTATGTAGTGGCCAGCGTCATGCATGAAGTAGTCGTGTGTCTTGATTTCAGGTAGATGGTCGACTTGCTCCCAACGGGTAGTATCGCGAACAGTCTGGGTCACATTAGAAAGTTTGACGAAACGAGGAAATCGGCGCTTCAACCGCTCGAACTTTTCACGTTTCATGAAGGACACGGTACACTCCTTGTTAACGGCAAACCCCAGTCGCTCAAGCATGTTCTCCTCAATCGCTTTCAAAGCCGGGTGAGGGTGTGCACCAACGGCGTTGGGGTCCACGGGAATGCCTGCGTTCTTAAGTTTTGTGAAGTTTGGCTCGGGTATGGCATTGGGACAGAGTGAAAGTGACTTCTGGATAGCATTATGGGCGGGCAGTGTGTAATTATCGAGTATGGCGTCCTTGTGAATGGTGCCGCCCAACATGTCGATGGCGTTGCTGGCTGTGCCGCGACTGCCACCCACCAAGAGGCCGTCGAGGGCCAGGAAGGGACTGGTGAGTGGCATGAGAGAGTGGCGACGAAGCATGTAATGTGAATAGAAGTCGTCGACGTAGGCACATCC